AACGCAGTGGCCGAGCTGCTGGGGCCAAGCGACCACCCACTCGGCAAGCTCGGCGAAATCGCCCAGGCCCTTATTGAGCCCTTGGCCGATGACGCCATGATCGCCCAGGCAGAGGATGCAGAGCTGTGACCATGAGCCCGCACGTCCTCATAGGCCAGGAACTGGAAACTCTTGAGGATCCAGAAACGCCGGTCAGTTGGTCGGTGATGATCCAGAAGACCCTCACCGAAATGCTGGCCGACGAACGCATCAACGTCGAAGAATTCGCCCACTACTGCGGACGCCTCAACAAGATCGTTGCCAGGCGCAAGGAGTTGTCATGACCACGCCAATCCATAAGTCGCTGATCGACGAGCAAATCGAAGAGTTGCCCGCCGACCGCATGATCCTGGCCTTCACCCACGAAAAGTGGCTGGGCGCCCTGTCGCTGGCGCATGACGCTGGCATTCCGAATGTGCACGCCTATAGCCGCCGGGCCTGCCTGTGTGGTGAATGGACTGTTGCTTACGAGGTGAAGGTATGATTATCGACTGGAGCAGGGCGCCGGACTGGGCGCAGGAGCTGGCAACCAACCCTTACAACGAGAAAGCATGGCTCGGCGATGAAGGCTACAGCTATCTGGTAGGAAATGGTGGCGTTGTGCCGTGGTCGTACGAAACGGCCTTCGCTCGCACCGCCTTCAAGAGCATCGAGCATCGTCCCGAGCCGTGGACCGGCGAAGGCCTGCCGCCTGTTGGGGCGGTGTGCGAAATGCATCGCGAAACCTATTTCGAAATCGACTGGCAGCCGGTGACTTTGCTTTGCGTTGGGCAGGCGAAAGCGTTTTTCCGAGATAAAGAGGGTTGCGAGTGGTCGCGCCCTCTTCGCGAGCTTTCATTCCGCCCCATCCGCACGCCCGAGCAGATAGCGGCGGATCAGCGCCTACACGACATCCGTAACGCGCTGACGGCTATCAAGGCCGGGCAGCAGCAATTCCCCAACGACCTTGTTCGCGGAAATATCGTCGTCGCAACAGTCGAAGCGATGATTGACGCCGGCTACCGCAAGCAGGTGGCGCCATGAAAGCCATGTACTGGATCCTCGGCACCGCCGTTCTCCTGATGATGCTCGACCACATGACCCAGCAAGAGGGTCGCGGGGTATGCCAGCCGCCTCAGCTGTCCCAGGTGCTGCGGTGACTGCCCGTCATCGCGCCAGGCGCTTCCTGATCTGGCGCGGGTCGTTCTCGGCCATCACCTTCTGGACTTTCATGATGCTACTCAGCGCCCTCGCCGATCGCATCACCTCCTAACTTACACCTTCAAGCGCTGCGCACGTCGCGGCAAGGATTCGCTCGTGTCCGCAAATACCGAACTGGCCGTAGTGCCGCCGGCAGAAACCGCCTTGGCCGTTTACAGCACGCCGAACGGCCTGGAGCCATGGCTTCAACAAATCCGCGACAAGATCGACGGTTTCACACCGGACATCAGTACCCGCAAGGGGCGTGATGCAATCGCCTCAATGGCCTACGCGGTCGCCCGCTCCAAGACCGCCCTGGACGACGTGGGTAAAAAGCTGGTCGCTGACCTGAAGGAAGTGCCGAAGAAGATCGACGCCGAGCGAAAGCGCGTTCGGGACACCCTGGAAGTTTGGCAGGAAGAGGTTCGCCGGCCGCTGAACGAATGGCAGGCCGCCGAGGATGCGAGGGTCGACAAACACAATGACGGCATCGACTGGATCCGAAACCGCGACGACATGCTGGCTGATCTGACGTCAGAGCAGATCAAGCAGCGAATCGCCGAAGCCGAGGCGGTCGAAATTGGTATCCACTGGGAGGAATTCGAGGCGGAGGCGGCGAGGGTTAAGGACAAGGTTCTGGGCACGTTACGCGCTGGGCTTGCCAAGCGCGAGGCCTTCGAAGCGGACCAAGCCGAACTGGCGCAGCGCCGCGCCGAAGACGAGGCCCGCGAGAAGAAAGAGCGCGAAGACCGTATCGCCCGTGAGGCCGCCGAACGCGCCACACGCGAAGCAGAGGAAAAGGCTCAACGTGAGCGTGATGCCAGCGCCCAACGCGAACGAGACGAGAAGGCCGCCGCCGAAAAGCGGGAGAACGACCTGAAGCTGGCCGCCGCCGAGGCCGAACGTAAAGCAGAGCAGGCCACGCGGGAAAAGATCGAAGCCGACCAAAAGGCCGAGCGTGACCGCCTAAAAGCGATCGAGGACCAGAAGCAGGCGGTAGAGAACGCTCGCCTGGCCGAAGTTGCCCGCCAGAAAGCCGCAGCGGACGAAATCATACGCCAGCAGGAAGCCCGCGAGGCAGACCTGGAACACAAAAAATCAATCAACCGCGCCGCCCTGGAAGCGTTCATCGACGGCGGCATGACCGAGGATTGCGCGAAGCAGGCAATCACACTGATCGCCCAGCGCAAAATCCCAGCAATCTCCATCCAGTACTGAGGAGCCCACCATGGCACAGGACATCATCTTGCCGGAACAACGCCGCCAGGCCGTGGCGCCGATCAAATCGGACAGTAGCATCCTGGCTGTTATCAGCCGGGCCGCCGCCGACCCAACCTGCGACATAGAGAAAATGGAACGGCTGCTGGTCATGCATGAGCGGATGCAGGCACGGGACGCCGAAGCGGAGTTCAACGCCGCGATGGCTGCCATGCAGAGCGACATCCCAAGCATCGCCGAGCGTGGCGCCATCGTCGTCAACGGCCAGAAACGCAGCGATTATGCGACCTTTGAAGACATCAACGACGTGATCAAGCCGATCATGCAGACCCACGGCTTCGCGATCACATTCAAGGTTGAGAACGTTGCGGCGGGCCTGAGCGTTACCGGAATCCTGATGCACCGTGCCGGTCACCGGGAAAGCACAACTATGCTGCTCCCGCTCGACACCAGTGGTAGCAAGAACGCTGTGCAGGCCGTGGGCTCATCCACCAGCTACGGCAAGCGCTACGTCATGTCGGCTCTGCTGAACATCACCACGCGCGGCGAAGACGACGACGGCCATGCGGCTGTGCCAACAGCAAACGTGACCGCAGCCCAAGCCAGCGCGATCAGCGCCCTACTTGCTCGCTGCACTGAGAAGACCCGCGACTGGTTCGTCGGCGAATACGGAACGCCCGAGTGCGTGCCCAAGGCTCGCCACGACATCCTCACCGCCCAGCTCAACAAGGCAATCAAAGCAGCGGAGGCCGTAAATGAAAATCGTGACTGATATCGAGCAAGGCACGCCTGAATGGCTTGCCCTGCGCCTGGGAATTGCCACGGCGTCCGAACTGGATTGCCTGCTTGTCAGCGGCAAGGGCGAGGCCGGCTTTGGCGTGGCAGCCTTCACTTATATGGATCAGCTCATCGGTGAGCGCATCACCGAGGAGGCCGCTGAGATCCCATTCCAGACGAAGGCGACCATTCGCGGACATGAGCAAGAGCTGGTTGCGCGCAGCCTCTACGAGGGGCGCGAAGAGGTCTCAGCTACCCAGGTCGGCATCATCCTCAACCACGGCATCGGTTACTCGCCTGACGGCCTCGTCGGTGACAATGGACTGATCGAAATCAAGACAAAGCTACCGAAATTCCAGGTAGGCGTGATTCTGGCCGACGAGGTTCCGAAAGAGCACATCCCTCAGTGCCAGGGCGGCCTGTGGGTGTCTGAGCGTGAATGGATCGACTTCATCAGCTACTGGCCGGGCATGCCACTTTTCGTTAAGCGCATGTACCGGGACGAAGTGATGATCAGAAAGATCGCCGAGCGGGTGAAGACCTTTTACGAAATCCTCGACGAGCGCATGAACAAAGTGCTCGGCATTGCCGCATAGGAGGCCCCCATGGCCCGTGGAGTAAACAAAGTCATCCTGGTGGGAACCTGCGGCCAGGATCCAGAGGTTCGCTACCTGCCCAACGGAAACGCGATCACAAACCTGAGCCTGGCGACCAGCGAACAATGGACCGACAAGCAGACCGGCCAAAAGGTCGAGAAGACCGAATGGCACCGCGTCGTATTGTTCGGAAAGGTTGCCGAGATAGCCGGCCAGTACGCCACGAAAGGTACCCAGGTCTACGTCGAAGGCAAGCTGCATACCCGCGAATGGGAAAAGGACGGCATCAAGCGTTACAGCACTGAGGTGCACATCGATATGCGCGGCACGATGCAACTGCTGGGCTCCCCGGCGCACCGCCAGGCCGGCACGAACGAGCAGCGGCCCACCGGGCAGCGCCAGCAACAGCCCAGTCCGCAGCAAGCGGCGCCGCAGAACAGCCAGCAAGGCGCGCCGCCGGACTTCGACAGCTTCGACGACGATATCCCCTTCGCCCCTCATCACCATTTAAACGGTGCCTGATATGGACGCACTCATCCAACAAGGGTATGACCGCCAGGCCGGCCTGGAGGCGGCGAAAGCAGCTTTCCTTAATCAAGGAGGGACTATTGAGGTTCTGGAAGGACCGTCCTTCAAGCCGCCACCGCCACGGCATGAGCCGCCGCCACGGAAAAAGGTCGCCAAGCCCAAGAAGGTCGAGACACCCAGGCAGAAGTGGATCGACAAGATGGCCCAGCGGGATATCGAGCGCGAGGAGCGAGTCATCAAGCGCGAGCAGGAACGGGCCGAAAAGCTCGAATACGTGCGCCAGCTCGCACAGACCATGACCTATGCCCAAGCCGTCCTCCGCACCGGATTCCCGCTTCGAGAGCTCAACAGGCTTGCCACGAAGGGCGGATTCAAGTTCCAGCCAGCACTGGCACAT